AAAAAATTCCTTGATTTTCTTTCTAAGATACATTATAATAATAAACATAAAGAGATAGATAATTAAGGAGCAAAGATATGAAGATTAGAGAATTTATTGAAAATGCACAGGTTAAGTATCTTGAAGCACAGAGAGATTTCTCAGTAGGCTCTAACAAGAAGGCTTATAACGATGAAATCCTTAAGATTAAGACCATTGGTTTAGAAGTTAATGGAAACATTGACTTGATGGATGAAGAAATCGTTTCAAAGGACTTCAAGTTCAACAGAATCACTGGTGAACAGTCAGTCATTTTCAATGATAATATTATCTACTCTATTAACAAGAACCTTATCGAAAAGGCTTCTAAGTCATTTGGGATGTTCTCTGAATTTTCAAGAAAGGGTTCAAAGAAAGTCTCAAGACGAGTAGGCAAGTAAACTAAAGGACATTGAGGAGAACAGATATGGCAGAAACATTACATCTAAAAAAACTCTTAACAGACCCAAGAGAAGCAGTAAGGCCAAACGATAAGATTATAATCAAAGTCTTTGACTCAGATGAACATCTTGTTAAGATTATCAAACTCAGAGGACTCTATGATTCTAAGATTAACAAAGTCCTTAAAGACTACGGTAACTACGAAGTCACTTTCACAGAGTATGATGTACTCAACAAGATTGTAACAACTGAGATATCTCCACTTTTCTAATTACTATAATATCAAGGCACTTTTAGGCGCCTTGATTTTTCTTTTTTAAATCTCTATAATTATATAGAGGTAACACTATGATTATTACTACATTCAACTCAAAGCCAACTACTGGCAAAACTCCAATTTCACCATACTCAGATAACAGTTTCGATTTTAAGAACTTAGAAACAGACAGTCTGTTTGATATGTTTTCTGTTATGGCTAAGAACTTCATCTTAAATCTTCCCTTAACTGAGAATGTAAGGTCTAAGAGAAGAAAAACAGACTTGTTAAGATACTATCCTTCTAAGTTTGAGTATATTGTCTTAGACATAGACCATATCAACTCCAAAACAGACCAATTAGAGATTTTAAAGTACTTTAAAGACTATAAGTGTATCTTGGGAGAGTCCAGAAGCACAAATAACATTGATAATTTTAATCTAAAAGGATTTCTGATAGTAGAACCTATCAACTTAGATGACCTTAGACTCTGCGTACAACAGATACATGACGACCTGGAAAAATTTGGAAGCATAGACACTTCAGTCACAAGACAGCCAAGCCTAAATGCCCCAATGAACAAACTTACTATTCTCCTAGAGTCAAATGGAGAGCCATTTAAGTTTGTTTATAGACCTTCTTATAAGAGTAAAGACTTATTAGAAATTATCAAGAGTCCTGATAGCTTCACTATAAACACTGAGAACTTAGACTTATCTGATGTCTCCACTATAGACCAGGTTTGTCTGAGAGCATTTATGTCTATGGGGTTTGAGGCAATGAAGTCTAATGGAAACTGTATTGTGTTTAAACATCCATCTGAGACTAAGACTCCAGGAGGATACTTCTGGTTTAAAGACTCTCCTTATGTAATGAGACATTTTAATGAGAGTAAGAGTGTCAACATCTTTGCTCAAATAATGAAACTTCCTGAAGTAAAGAGTATCCTCCAGAAGGACATAGACTACAATGACAAACTCTTAAACTTCAATGTTAATACTAATGTAATAACTGTTAATGAAAGGTTCTTAACACTGAGTCCTGAAGTGGAGAATGCTATTCAGACGTTCTTAACACAGAATGATGGATTGTTTGCTATTAGAAGCCCAATGGGAACTGCTAAGTCTGTTATTATAGAAAATATCATTCAACAAGCATTGGAACAGGACTTTAGAGTATTAGTATGTGCTAACAGAATTTCAGTTGCTGAGGACTTTAGAGAAAAATTTAACCTTAAGTTATATAATAAAGACAAGTACAAACTTAATGATAGTTTTATTGTCCAGTATGATTCTTTATGGCATTATAATATTAAGAATTTTGACTTAGTCATTTTAGATGAATTTGTGTCTTTGTTGCTACATTCCAGGAACAACTTAAATGATACATGTCAAAATTTAGCTAAGTTTTTTGCGTCTTTTAATAAGAAGTTAGTTATCTCAGATGCTTTTCTGACTGGATATGAGAACTTTTTACTTCAGAATAAAAAGGATAACCTTTGGCTTATCGACAACCAGTACAGGGATGATACTAAGTTATTTGAGTACACAGACTATAACTTTTTCATTCAGAAGATACTTAAAGTATGTAGAAAGCACAAAGCAACAGTGTCATGTACATCTTTAGGAGTTCTGTATGGCCTTAAACTTATCTTAGAAAAGTACAATGTTAGAGTAGTGACTCTAACAGCAGAGACTCCTCAAGTAACTAAACACCTAGTCTATGAGTGTTTTAAGGACTCTAATAATGATAAGTTTGATGTCTTACTGTATAGTCCTACTTTGACTGTTGGAGTGTCTAATTTGAACAATATAGACTATCATTTCCATTATGACTCAAGTAGTTCCTGTGATGTTGTTAGTTCAATTCAGATGATAAAGAGAACAAGAAAAGCAAAAGAAATCCATTTCTATATAAAGAATAGACTAAAATACTTAAAGACAACTTATAGGGAGATTAAAGACGATTACATTGCTAACCTTGGAAATACAATAGATTATAACTATCTTTTTGAGATGAATGACTATGGCGAACCTAGACTGTCTAAGATAGGAAAGAAAGCGATTCAAATTGACTTATTGTCTAATATCTTAGAAAGTAATCACAAAAATGCTTTTTTATTTCTGTTACAGTATCAGTTCAAAGAATCACCAAAGATAATTGAGGATACTTTTAGCACTAATGTCTTAGTTCCTTATATAAAGGACTATAAGAACTCAGAAAAACAGTTTAGACAGATGTGTTTAAATGAGTATTTCTTAGTGAGTGATTTTAAGAATTTTGACTTTAATACTGAAAAATCAAATATCTTTGAATCTTTAGAACAAATGGAAACAAGATTAAAATTGTCGAAGAATCAAGTAGACATCAAGAAAGAAATTTTAAGTCTAAACTTAGAAGACTCTATGTTTATTGAAAAGTGCTTTAGATATAATATAGTAGAGAAATTTTTAAATGATTGCTTAAAGGAATCTGATATTAGATTTATTATCGGTTCTAAGATAAACGACTTAGATGAAACTAGATTTTGGAACTGTGTTCTCAGTATAAAAGGTCATAATCTCAAGGAGGAATACTATCCTAAAGAGTTATCTGATTTTAAGCTAAAGACTGTTATTCAAGGAATTGGATATACAAAGCAGTGTATAAATGGAATAAACAAATTTAAGTTAGATTATAATATAGAAAAATACAAAAAATTTATAAAGACGATTGGAAGCGAAAATGGAAGCGATTAAAGTCAACGAAACATATTCTTTAGTAAAAGTAAATCCAAAGTCCCGGGAAGCACAGAACCTTATAGAATTTTTAATGGTTCAGAGACCTGATGCTTATTTTAACAAGATGGTCAAACTGGGATTTCAGAGTCCTTTTAAGTATTTTACTGCTCCTTCTCCTGAGGGAATAGTCATTTATAATGGCCACAGGTTCTTACTCAGTTCCTTTGGAATAGACAAAATAGACGAGACTTCAGGAGTCCAAGAACAGGAAGTCTTAGACTTTATAAAATCTGTTAGTCTTCCATTTGAACCTTATGACTATCAGGTAGACACAATTAAGAAGTGCTTAATGAACAATAAAATGCTTATAAAAAGTTGCACCAGTTGTTTGGACCCAAATACTGAAATAGACGTTGATATTCCAGGATATACAGAACAAGAAATAAAGGAGATGCTAGATGAATAAACATTTAAAATATGCATCTAAATCTTATAAAATATGCTCTAAGTATTTTGATAAAACCCAATTATTGATTTGGATAAACCTTTTTGGAAGTTTAACACAGTTAAAACTTTTATTAGAATTAAGATTATCACATAATTTACCTATTGATTTTCTGAAGTTTAAAGAAATAAATCACAGAAAAAAGAATGACTGCAAGGTGACGTTAGAAAAATATATTACAAAGTATGAATATAAAGCACACAAATTATATAAAGAGTATGTTAAATCAAAATGCAAAGGTTGGCATCGACCAGGAATAAATCACGATTCAAAATCTTTAGAACTTTGTATTAAAAAATTTGGCTTTGAAAAAGGAAAAGAAGTATATAAACAAAGATGTTTTGATTGTGGAAAACCTTTGAGAATACAATTTTTTATGGATAAAGGATTAACAGAAGATGAAGCAAGAATCGCGTTAAAAGAAAGGCAAACAACTTTTAGCCTTGAGAAATGTATAGAGAAATATGGTAAAATAGAAGGAACTAAACGCTGGAAAGAGAGACAAATCAAGTGGCAAAATACGTTAAATTCAAAACCTGAAGAAGAAATTAAAAGAATTAATATGTCTAAATCTTCAGGTAAAAATAACGTGACAAAAAATGGATACTGTTTGTTATATTATATCCATTTTTACAATGTCGAAGATAATTTCAGTGTTTGGAAAATAGGAATAACAGGAAGAAGTGTTGAAGAACGATTTAATTTAAAGATGTTAAAAATGCATCATAATTTAGATTACGAAATTAAATTTATTCAAAAATATAATTCTATCGATGAAGCATATTCAAAAGAACAATATATTTTAAATGCTTTTAGTGAAAATAGAGTCTATACAGATTATAATGGGTTTTCAACAACAGAAACTTTTAATAAAGACGTTTTAGGAGGATATTATGAGACTAACATACAGACAAATCCATAAGTTATTAGATAAAGGTGTTGAGATGTTTGTTGATAGCCCAACAGGTAAAAAGAAAATTGTAAATAAATTTTCTAAAATGTCTGAAGGTTATATTATTAAATATGATGATAATACTGAGACAAATTGTGCTGTTGCTCATAATATGATTTTTAACGGTATTCTAAAGGGGGCATCTGAAATTCAGGTTGGCGACATTGATGATTTATCACATAAAAAAGTTGTTTCCAAAACCAAAATTCCAGAACAAGAATACTTAGATTTTGAAATCTCGGACCCAAATGGACTTTATATTCAAAATGGAATAATACATCACAATTCAGGTAAGTCTTTAGGAATCAGCCTTATCTTAGAGTTCTTTAGAAGAAAAGGATTAAAAGGGATTTTAGTCGTCCCTAATATCAATTTACTTACACAGTTTAAGTCTGATATTGAGTCTTATGGACTGAAAGAACTCTTAGACGAAGTTCAGCTACTTGGAAATGGAAATGAGTCTGATTTTAAGACCACTGTTACCATCACAACCTGGCAGTCCATGATAGACCACATCAAGGAAGTTCAGCCTGATTTTATTATCTGTGACGAAGCCCACAAGGAATCAGGAGACGTTGTTAGTTCTATCTTAAAAGAATCTATGAATACTAAGATTAAACTTGGATTTACTGGAACTCTTCCTGAAGACCCTATAGCCAAAATGACACTGTTAGGATTGTTTGGAGAACCTTATACAGTTATCACTGCTAAGGAACTAATCCAAAGAGGATTAGCTACTCCAGTTAAGATTAAGTCTGTGTTTCTTAACTATTCTAAACCTGAGATAACAATGTTCAGAGAATTAAAGGATTACCAAAAACAATTAAAGTATATTAAAGATCATGAAAAAAGATTAGAGGTAATACTTAAAATTGCCTTAGGAATGAGAGAAAAGGATAAGAATACTCTTATTTTGTATCAGCACACTGAACATGGGAAACAGATTTATTCTGAGATTTTTAGAAGACTGTTTCCAGGAGAAGAATTAAGTGAAAAAGACCTAACAGGAAAGAATGCTTTTGAATTTCAAAAAGAACACAACCTGTTCTTTATGAACGGAGAAGTAAAAGGTCATATAAGAGAGAAGCAGAGAAATCTGTTAGAAGAAGTTCATGGAAGTATCTTAGTTGCTAACTACTCTGTAATGTCTACAGGAGTGAATTTGAGAAACCTACACTTTTTGATTTTAGCCAGTCCACTGAAGGCATTTACTACTATCTCACAGTCCTTAGGAAGACTAATGAGAAAACATCCCTCAAAGACTGAAGCTATTATATTTGACATAGTAGACAATCTTGGAAAGAACTGTATCTTTATGAAGCAGTACAAGCACAGAGTTGAAGCATCTTATATCCCTGAGGAATTTGAAATCCAAAGAGTAGATGTTAGTATGTAATAATTAAAAAATGCTCTTTAAAACGTTTTAAAGAGCATTTTAATATTTAAAATCTTATCTTCTTATATAAAGACATAAGAATTTAAACTCTTCCGAATTTTCCTTCACAAATATCCAAAAGGGTTCTCATTTGTCCTTCATAGAACTTTTTGTTCCCATAGTGGATTTTAGCTTCTTCATTCTTTCCTTCTTTTAAGCACTTCCAGTATAATTCCTCTTCCTTTTTGTACTTAACCTGAAGTTCTTTGTGTCTTTGTTGAATAAAAATCTTGTCCATTTTTCTTTTCCTTAAAACATAATCTTCCAAGTTATCTTTAGAGATGTACTTTCATCTTTTAGCTTAGATGGAAAACACTTCATACAGAATAACCTGTTGTTGATAAAAATTCCTGCTTCGTTGATAAGACTGTATCCTGGATTCTGATGTTGGTCATTTCCAAATGATGTAGAAACATCAAAAGTATACGTTATAGTAGAAGTCTCAGGAGTATAAGCAACGAAGATATTGTACATTCCAGGGTTCTTAGAAATATCATTAGTTCCAGGGAACACTGTATCGTTATAAGCATTAGCTTCTAAGTTAACCCCATAAACAGGTTCTTCTAAGACACTGAAGTGAGTATTTAAAACATTCTGCGTTAGTCTGTATGACACTGGGTCACCAACTTTAGTTGTCATTTGATAATAAGAATCACCTATTTTAATTATCTCACCTGTTCTTACACTAACTGTTTGTCCTATAGAAGTTGTCTTTACTGAATCACAATACAAACAGTTTCTTTCCTTAGAAAATCCATTGCTCTCAACTATAGGGGTATAAGGATTCTTGAGGAATCCTGAAGTCCCCAGTCTTAACTTAGTTATTCTTCTCTTACTTGCACCAACAAACAATTCGGCCATAGAGATTCTAGCAGGACTCATAATAAAATTATGGTCTTCGTAGACATCTATGACGTTGTTGTCCTTTATTGCTTCTACCTTAAAGTAGCCTCTAAGGGAAACGAATTCATCTATCATTTATATATCCTTAGCCCCAAACTTCAAACCATGCTAACATTCCAAGGTCGTCGTTTCTAGCACATCTGTAAAGTTTGTTATTAGATGTGTTATACCAAAAACTACAGTCATTTGGAACTTCTGAGTATGAAGGCGCACTTGTCTGAGAGACAATCTTACAGAAGTTAGTTCCCATGTTGTAAGCATTCCAAAGTGCTTGGACTGCTTGTCTTGCTGTCATTCCTGTTGGGTAAGGAGAGTATCCATCATTAGTTGCCATTTTAAAATTCCTCAATATTTTAAATGTATTTATCACATTTATAGCATATTGAAAATTTTTATTATCTTTATATAAGAACTAAGACTTTAAATGTTTTTAAATTTGCCAAAATAACTGAGGATAAATAAATAGTTTATATAAGGAACAAAATTATGAAGATAGACACTAAACTAAAGTTAATTGCTTATACAAGGACAATGTTAGGTAGTCCTCAGATAGAGTGTGAAGTTTCAGACGCACAGATATCTCAGATAATAGATGACGCAGTTCAGAAGTTTACTGAGTTTGCTTATGGAACCTTAGAAGCAACTATTACAGTTCAAATCAATGGAAAGGGTACATACCATCTTCCTGAGAATGTGACTCATATCCTGAAGATTTCTAGAGGATCAACTGGAAGTATGACAAACTTTGCCTCTAACTATGGAGCAAACTATGTTCCTGACCTTTGGTCCCAACAGTTCTTCACATCCAGTTTAACTGGTGGGATTATGTCCAGTCTTATTGTAGTTAGCAATACAAGAGCATCCCTAGAGCACTTTATGGGAGACGATATCTACTTCAACTGGAACCCATACAAAAAAATAATCCAGGTCTTTGACTCTTATAAAGGACCTGCTTTAATTCATTTTTACTATGAGTATACTCCTGACGAAGTAGACCAAATCTTTAATCACGAATGGATTAAAAGATATGTTATAGCTAAGACTAAGGTTCTTTGGGGCGAGATAACAGGAAAGTACGATGCTGACTTAGTTGGCGGTGTTAAAATCAACTACAGTAACTTTAAAGACGAAGGAAAGGAAGAGTTGGAAAAATTAGACGAAGAACTAATTGAAAAGTGGTCTGACCCACTCATTCCAGATTGTTGTTAAGGAAATATAATGAAAGACCAAATCACTCCAGAAAACATTGACTTCCAGGAAAGGAAGGTAAAACTAATAAATGAGGATCAAAAACAGGACTCTCAGTTGAGGATGGTTTGGTTTGCTCTTTTAAGTTCTTTGTTGTATCCAGTCTTAGTTATAATATGCTTTCCCTTGGGATATCCTGACTGTGCTAAACTCTTGACTGATATGTCAGATATCTACTTCATCAGTGTGATGGGTCTAGTAGGTGTCTACTTTGGTGCAGATGCTTATATTAGAAGAGGATAGCCTTCAACACTGTTCGAACAACCATCTTAGACAATCTAAGATGGTTTCTTTAACTCAAAAAAAATTTGAGTTTAACTCAAAAAATGCTTGAAATTTAACTCCAAATTTATTATAATAATAGATATAGAGAAAAGGGAGTAAAGGTATGATAGTAAGAATTCAGAATGAAGAGATGTTCTTAAAGAAGTTCTTCAAAGATATAAAGAAACTCAACTCAAGACTTGAAAGTCCTGTCATTCCTGATGACTTAGGACTCGAAGAAACCTCATTCCTTGTCAAAGGTCCAGAAGGTTTTCCTGTTTCTATCACAAGAGAATACAGAGTCTTCGAAGTCACTCTTCCAGTATCTGAATGGAAAATCTTAAAGAAATTTGACCACTCAGATAAAATCACTATTGAGTACGAAAGAGAAAATCCTGACCACTCTCACGATGACTTAATCAACGAGTGTAAGTGCGATGTTTGTAAGAGAAATCACAACAGAAAATACACATTCCTCTTAAAGAACACTAAGACTAATGAGTACATTCAGACTGGTTCAGAATGCTTAACCAAGTTAGTTCCTGAAGTATCCTGTTACTATGAAGAAATGCTGAAACTGTTCGATGATATGTCAGATGGCTTCCAGTGGAAGATGTTCACAGACTCAGATTGTTTCAGTGCTAAGGATGCTTTAGTAAATGCTATGCTGGTCTTTAAGCACTTTGGAAACAGTTATGAGACTTACAAGAATAACGTCACCAAGGATTTAGCGCTTGGAATTGTTAGAATTGATAATCATAGCGATGAGGAATACGAAGAAGCATCTAAGAATGCTGATACTATCATTCAGTATATTAGAGAAGCTATTTACACAAGTAATTATGTTAGTAACCTTAAAGACATTGCCCTGAAAGGAACTTTCAGTATCAGAAACTGGAAACTTTGGTGTTCAGCAGTATGCCTCTTAGAGACTGCTAATAAATTCTTCACCAATCAAAAAGAACGAGAACAGACAGAATACGCAAAGAGACCTTTAAGACTGGGTAAGACTGAGTTAGTTATTACTAAGTTTATTAAGTGTGTTTCAAAGGAAATAGACATAGGGTGGACCACTACCACTACGCTTAAAGTCCACCTCTTGACCAACAATAATAACTACGTAGTTCTCACTGTACCTAGCTATAACAAAGTGGAAGAAATTGAAAATCTTCTTAAAGAACATAGTATAAAGATTATGATGACTATTAAATACTCAAGTGGGTTTAATGGCATAATGTATAACTTTGCTAACAGAGGAAAGATTATAGCATGAATAACAGAAGACTTAAAGGGCTTCCAGGATGGAAGAGGATAAGATTAGTGGAGTATTATATTCATTTAATGTACAGAACTCTTATAAAGAAACAGAATACTTCTAAGAATGAAGAACAGGATAAACTGAGGAAGACATTCTTTAGAGTTGTTCTGAGAATGGAAAAGGCACTCAGAAACTGTGACAAAGAAGAAATTCCTGTTATCTTAGATTATATCAAAGACTGTCCTGACTTAATGTTCAAACAGTTTATTTTATTTTCTCTTAGAAAGACTGGACATTACTTAGAATGTGTTGAGAGTGGATACAGTACATGATTATTGACAATTAAGGAAAATTTATGTTTGATTATAAAGAAATGAAGAAACTAATGTTTTTAAATGAAATCTTAAAGCATTGTGGTGACACAGGAATGGATATTACTATCAAGAGAAATCCTATCTATATTAAGATTAAAGACATTGAAGTAAACGAAGTTGATAATAAGATGGTTATCTCAGATGAAAAACTTTGTAAGGAACAGTGTGACTTTTTGTACCAGTTAGTTTGGACTTATAATTTATAGGAAAATTAAAATGTTAAAAGAATTTTTGATGTTGTTTATTATAGGAATAGTGTTTGTAATTGACTGTGGATTCACTGTTGAGTCTGATGACCCTAAACAGGATTGTAAGACATTAGTCGAAGACAAAATTGATGACCTAGTGGACGCATTTAAATATTCTGAGTGACATAAGATATAAAAAGGAGGTCTCTAAGACCCCCCTTTAATTCTAATTAAAAAGGTTATCTAGTTCTTCTTCTGTAATTGGAACTGCATCTCCTGGTCCTGGACCAGGACCAGGTTCAACATTCTTCAAAGCATCAAAAACAGCACCTCCAGAAACTGGATTTGAGTCTCCTTCCTTAACTTCAAAAGAGATATCCCTTTTGTCTATCTTATCTCCAATGGTATGGTCTAACTCTTTAACGAGATTTCCCATACCATTCTTAATCAGGTAGTCTTTTAGTGCCATTTAGTGTTCCTCTTATTAGAACAGGTTAATAGTTACTGCCTTAGAACCATCATAAACGATTTCTTCGCCTTTGATAACTTCCTTAACGCAAGATACTACTTTCCAGTTGCTGATGTTTCTAGTAACAGTGATAGTAGGACCAGTTGCTCCTGAAACATCAATACCCTGTGCCTGAGCATCAGCAATTAAAAGAACATCAGTAACTTCTACTGGGGTTGCTTCTTCAGTGTCTACGAAATTGATAGTCTTGTTAGTATAGGTATACTTAGAAGTATCAGTATCATAAACAGTGTTGAAACTTACAAACGCAAAGTCCTTTGTAACTGCTACAGTGCTTGCAGATGATTCTGCAGGAAAATCAATATCAAACTTTCCAGCAGTTTCAGTGTCCTTGATTTCAGCATATTCGTAACGAACCTTTTGGTCTGCGCTTAACTTAAAGGTTAAAGGTTGACCAACAGAGTTAGCAAGTCCGCCTAAACCATTCTTTATAAGATAATCTTTTAGTGCCATATTTTCTCCTTTTGATTTTATTTATGTTTCTTATTTAAAAACTCTATTTATTAAGTTTTGCTAGTTGTTTAATCAACTCAGCAGTATTTTGAATCTTAGGATCTCCAATAGTAATATTATTTACTATCTTTCCAGAGTCTTCCTTAGACTCTTTATTCTGAGACTGGACCAACTTAGAAATATTGATTAGAATATTAGACACATCCTTATAACACTGTAAGTATAGTTTCATATTCTCAGTAATTGTCTTTGATAAGTCAGAGTATGATGCTAACAGTTCAGCATTAGGTTCAAACTCTAATTCCTGAGACATTGTCAATAACAGTCTTTGTCCCAAGTCACAGTTCTTCTTTAAAGTCGACCTTATGTAGCTAATGTCTGAGACCATTGTTTCCAAGTTCAGTATCTGAGGTAACAAGTCTAAGTTAAACGTATAAGTTTTTTCTGAGGACTCTGAGACAGGAAGTGCCTTGATGTCCTGAATGACATCTGTTGCTTCTGAACTCAGTTCATCTCCCATAACGATAAGACTGGAAGCATTATCTAGTTGGTCTGAGAATGAAGATGTTATTTTGTTTAATTTTTCTGCTATTAAGTCTGCTTTTTGAGTTATTTCCATATTTGAACTCCTTATGTCTATTTATATTTGAAATTAAACACAAAAGATATTGATTAAAAATTTGTTTTATTATATAATATAAATGTAATTAGAAATTAAAGGGATACTTGATATGAAATACACTATTTACTGGACTGACAATGAAAAGTGTAGACTTCGCGGTGCTGGCGAAGACACTTTCTCTAGGGATGTGGTTGACTTTAAGTCAGATAGAGAAGCACTTTTGAAGGCGATTGAAATTCAGAATAACTTTGACCTTGACGAAGACAATTATGAGGACCTTAAGGACCTTTCTGATGAAGAACTCAAGTTCGACCTGTATGACACTGACCTGGGTTTTGGTGACCCTGTTGTATTCTGGATTAAGAAGGGTTCCAAGAAGATTTACGATGCAGGTATTTCATTAAAAGATTGGAATTAACCATTTGGAGATAAGAATTAAATGTTTACAATTGAAAAGACTTTTACTGGTGATTTAGCACACAGAATTCATAATCAGAACTTAGACTCTAACTTTACCGAAGGAAACTCTAAGGTCTTAAAGTGTAGAAGACTTCATGGTCATACTTTTAGCCTTAAAGTCAAACTAGGTTCTGAAGAATTAGTTGACGACATGGTCTTAGACTATAATGAGATTGGTTTCGTTAAGAATATGATTAACGATATCTTAGACCACAGAACTTTGTTGTCTAAGAATGACCCTTGGTTTGGAAAGATTTTGTGCATTGTTCCTGAATACTGGAATGAAACATATGGTAATTTGCCCTTAGTCAAGACTGAGTGGGATTGTGAACAGGTAGACATTAGCAATATAAAAGACCAGGACATTAAGGAATTTTTAAGTTCGTTTACCTTAGTTCCATTTACTACAAGTTCTGAGAACATCGCTAAGTGGATTTATGGAATCATCGAAGAAAGAGTTGATACATATAATAAAAGAAACAATACAAATGTAAGAGTTTTAAGTGTTTCTTACAAAGAAACTCCAAATTCAGAAGCGATTTATTTAGGATAAAAATGAAAAAGGAATTAAAGACAGTAAGACTGGATAAGTTAACTCCTTATCCAGGAAATCCAAGACACAATAATCAGAGTGCCAAAGTAGTAGCTGAATCCATCAAACAGTTTGGCTACATCAACCCAATTGTAGTAGATGAAAACTATGTCATTTTAGCAGGAAACACTAGATTCAAAGCTCTTAAACTCTTAGGATATGACATCGCTGAGGTCTTAGTTGTAGAAGGGCTAACAGAAGAACAGAAGTCAGGGTTTGTTGTAGTCGATAACAGAGCAGGCGAATTTTCAAGATGGAATATGTCAGCACTAGACAGGATGATTAACAGAGGAGACTATGACACTGAAACACTGAAAGCATTTGGAATTCAGAGTGTAGAAGAAGTTAAGAGACAGATTGAAAAGTTAATCTTAGGAGATGAAGGAGTTAAAAGTGTCACAAAGCTCGAACAGTGGTAAAAGTTTAGTCTTTGGTCTTAGTGGAGTGCTCTTTAACCAGTTAAATGGTCTGAAGGCATCCCCCGAAAGAAGAAAGATGATAGCAGAGAATATTTTTAAAACCTTTGACAATGATTTTTTGATTTGTGCTCAAAATTTTACATATAAAGATGCAAGAATCTTTGCTGAGTTAGGTCCTGAAATCGAAAACAGATGTTACATAGACTCAGGCGGTTTTATTCTGTTTAAGAAAGAGATGGAATGGGGTAAGGATGACCCTAAATTCGCCAAGATGTGTGAAAGCACTAAAAACAGATTTCTGAAGATGCTGACTTGTATAAAGTGTAAGGAGTGCTTTGAGTTAGATAATGAGTATTTTAGAAAAGATGAAGACCTGTTGAGTCCAAAAAATTATCTTAGAGAGGAAGTTAAGGCGATAACAGGATTTTATCCTACTCCTGTTTTTAAGATGCACCAGGGATTTGAATACTGGAAGAGGCTGTGTGAGAGTGACCTTTATCCAAGATTAGCCATTGGAGGCTTAGCACAGACATCTTCATGGCATAAGTATCCTGAACAGTTAAGACTAATGGTAGCATATGCTAAACTGTTTAATAAGAAAGTTCATTTCTTGGGATGTCAAAATGCGGCAACTTTTAGACAATGCCAACCAGATACTGTAGATTACAATATCACACAGTTTAACATCACCATGAACCTAGCAAGAAGGAATAATCCAGAAGCCACAGAAAGAGAGTTGTTAAAGCACTTTCCACTGTACTCATTTGCCATGGCTAAGGTGAGGTCATTTTTATATGACTGTTTTAAGAGAGAAGGGGAAGAGGATACAGAAGAATGATACATGGACTTTCAAAGAACACTAACAGTGTCTTTAGTTTTGAAAAAGATGATGAAAACAGAATCCAACCTAATGCTTTTGATTTTAAAATTTCAAGAGTCTTTAGATTTAAAACAGATTTATTTGTTCTAAATGAAGATGACTCCAAGACTCACAGACAACAGGAAGAGGTTTTTCCTGATGAAAATGGATTTTGGACTCTAACAGAAGGAGACTACAATGTTCTAACTGATACAGAGTGTAAAATCTCAGAAGGAGAAGCAGGATTTGTTATTCAGAGAAGTTCTCTAAATAGAAATGGTATCTTCCTTACATCAGGGCTCTATGACTCAGGTTTTGACAACACTGCGGGTTGTGTTATGCATGTCTGTGGGAATGGAGTTTTTAAAGTTCAAAGAGGTTCAAGAATAGGTCAGTTTATTCTAACAAAAGCAGAAACACTTAAACTTTATAATGGGTCTTATAATAGATAATGGATTTAGAAACATACTTTAAACTTATAAACAACCTGATTTTGATAATCAGGGAATCACAATTTAAACCTGACTGTGTCGTAGGAGTAGTAAGAGGGGGATATATTCCTTCTGAAGCTATTTCAAGAGCACTTAAAGTTCCCTTAGTCTTAGTAAGAGCATCTTCGTACTCTGACAAGTCTAAAATTGGAAGTCCAGTTATCTCGGAATTTATTGGAAAACCTTTTGGAAAGGTTCTGATTGTAGATGACTTAGTCGACTCAGGAGAGACTCTTTTACAAGTTAAGGAAATATTGAAGGATTTTAGTCCAAAGACTGCTGTTATTTGGACTAAGAAAGACAACATTGCTGATTTCTTTGTTAAGAGAGTTGAACCTGAAACTTGGATAGAACAGCCAATGGAAATGTTTGATTTAGTTTAGAATATATAATATAATAAAGAATATTTTATTTGAATAGGAGACTTAAACAGTTATGATTGAAGTTGAAAAGACAAACCCAGAATTAGGACTCAAAGTAAAAGAACATTTAAAGTCAAAAGGACTTCTCAATATCGAGAGTGAAAATGAATTTTCGCATGAAGAAAAACTCAATATCTTAGAAGACAAATTTAGAGATATTATCAAAGTACTTGGCCTAAATCTTGAAGATGGAAATCTCCAGGAGACTCCAAGACGTTTAGCTAAGTTATATGTTAATGACTTATTTGGCGGACTAGACTGGTCCAAGTTCCCTAAGTGTACTGCTATCGACAATGAATTTGTGGCTTATGATAATTTTGTTTTAGTTAAAGACATTAGAATTGTGAGTGTTTGCTCACATCACTTTATGCCTTTCTTTGGTGTAAAGAACAATATCTTTGGCCCTGGATGTAATATCGCTTACATTCCAAACAAAAAGGTCTTAGGTCTTTCTAAGTTATCTAGAATTGTAAACTTCTTAGGCTCAAGACCTAATACACAGGAAACTCTAACAGCACAGATTGCTGAAGTCCTGTCATTTATCACAGAAACAGAAGATGTCGCTGTTTTGATAAATGCTAATCATACATGCATGTCGTTAAGAGGCTCCAGTGACCCAGGTGCTAACACTGTCACATTATATTGTAAGGGAAGATTCCTCACAGATGACAAACTCAGAAGTGAATTTTTAAGCACTAAGTCACTTTAAACCAATAATCTAATCCTCTAATCAAAGCACTTATTTTTAAGTGCTTTTATAATATAAGGAACTTAAATGCTTGTATCACATGAAGCCCCAAAGAGTCTGCTAGACCTTTCATTGTCATTTAATGATTATGACTATTTTTTAATACATCAGATTTTTAAATTCCAGGAATACAGGGATTTCTTTAAAAAATCTAAAGACCTAAACAGAAGACAAATTTTAGATAATTCTTTATATGAACTTAAGGAGACCTTTGACCCTGATGTATTTGCTGATTACATCAAAGAATTGAAGCCTTCAGAGTATCTTATTCCTGACTGTTTCAATGACTTCCAGAAGAACTTAGACCTTTTTGATAACTGGATGTCCAAATACTGTGACCTTCCAGGACTCAAGATAGCGACAATCCATGGAAAAACAATGAAAGAATTCCAGGATGCTTATAATATTTTTAAGTCTTATGATATAAAGATAGCTTTTAATTTTGCTGAAGATGCATACAAACAGTTTCCATCTCCAGTAGAAGGAAGATACAGATTTATCAACTCCGTAAATATAGACAGGACAAAGAAACATCACCTCTTGGGTTGCACTAATGCGTCAGAGTTTTTCTACTACAGGAACTTTGAGTGGATAGACACCATTGATACTTCTAATCCTATCATGTCAGCTTTTGAAGGAAATAGATATCCTATTTTCTCAAAGCCTAAGTTAGCTGTGGATGATACCCAGGACACAGAAGTAACAAAAAAGATAAGAGATGATGTTCTTTATAATGTAACTATGTTTAAGGAAATTATAAAGAATGATAAATCAAAACTACATTCCAGTATTCAAAGAAGGTAATATAGACCTTTCTGAATTTGATTATCCAAGATGGAAAATTAGTTCAGAAGATGAACTCAAACTAAGTCTTGTTAAGAGATATATTTGTTTTAACAAGACTTCAGACTCCAGCCATTCGATGAAGGAAGAAGGCATCAGGATAACAAAAGATTCATCAGACAGTGACTTTATTCGCTATTTTGATAAGAAGTTTGCCCCTCTTCTTGACCCTGAACGAGAGATCATCAAGAGAAAGGACTGGGCTCGATATGAGGATCTTTGTGGAGAGTCACTGGAGATCCTGAACCATCCTATCTTCGAAAAGATGGCTGAGTATATCAGAGAAAACAGCAAGCAACAGTCAGACTATCTAGTTATATGTTCCTGTGGTCACAAAAAACCATATTCACAGTCTCCATACTTCCAGGGATATACTTGTGTTTTAAAGTATCCTGAACTCAGGAATGCGTTTGATATCGTTGTGCTATCCAACTCAGGAGTTATCCCAATCAATGAAGGAAACGACTTTTCATTCTGTTATCCATTCATGCATTATGATTGGAACCATGGTGTTGAGGAGAAAAAGGGTCTTAAACAGTCTGTTGAAGATAAAATGTATTATTATATAAAAGAATATATAAAATCCAAAAATTATAAGAAAATCGCATTTTCCAGCAGAGAGACCTATGACTCATATCTCCACATCTTTAATAAGCTGAAAGATGACTTTCCTGATATCGAATTTTTGTGGGTATATGACAGGCAGGAAGTGACTGAATGGATTAAAAATTCATTTGGATATGATGAAGGAACTCACCAATTCAGGATGACTGAAACTAGGTCATTATACAATCCAAGAGTAGGAGGAAAGGTTCTAGAATTTTTTTATGGATTTATCCATCCTGTTTGGCAAGAGCACTTAAGACGTTCATTACTCAATAGAGCCAAGGCCAGGGCACAAAAACTTAAATCCCGAGCTTAAATAACATAATAAAGCAATAAAGCAATTGGACTTAATTATCCAATTGCTTTTTTTGATGTTTTATTATATAATAAGACTATAATTTAAATAAGGAGAACTTAGATGAAAATTGCTATTTCAGGAGTCCAGTGTACAGGAAAAAGCACTGTTTTAAAAGAACTTCAGAAGATGCCTGAACTTTCAGGATATGAGTTTGTTTTTGAGGGGATTAGAAACCTCAAGAATCAAGGAAAAATCAAGATAAACGAAGATGGGAATGATAACACTCAGATAGTTATATCCAATTTTCATAAAGATAACCTTCTGAAGGAAAATGTTGTTCTGGACAGATGTATCTTAGACTGTTATGCATATTCATTGTATTCATATCAAAAAGGTATGATTTCAAAGGACACTCTTGACAAGGTCACTGAAATATATAACGAGACAGTAAACCAGTATGATGTTATCCTCTATCTTAGACCTGAATTTGAGATGATTGAAGATGGTGTAAGAAGCCTTAACAAAGAATTTAGAGATGAAGTTTTAAAAAATTTTGAGTCTTTAATAAAAGACCTTAAGAATGTTGTTGTTCTTTCAGGAACTGTTGAAAACAGAGTAAATCAGTTTAAAGCGGTGATGCGTACTAAAGTATTTTAAAGGGAAAAGAAATGGATTATAATTTACCAAAATCAGATAAACCTGTTGTTTGTGTTTTAAGTGGGGGTTTAGACTCCACTGTTTTAGCTTATCTTTTAAAGAAGCATTACAAAGATGTAAGACTCTTAGCGTTTAACTACGGACAGAGACACAGTATCGAGTTAGAGAAGGCTAAGATAACAGCAAGAAAACTTAATTCTCCTTTAAAGATAATTGATATTTCCTTTATAGGAGACATTGTAAAGGATGTGTGTTCATTGTCAGATAAAACAGCTGTTAGTCTTCCAACTAATGAAGAGTCCAAGGATGATGTTCAGGCAAACTTTGTTGTTCCATACAGAAACTTAGTCTTTCAGTCTATCGCTTTAAGTTATGCTGAGTCCTTAAGAGCGGAATATGTATTTTTAGGGATTCAGAATGGTGATAATAATGGTTTCTGGGATTGTAGACCGGGTTACTATGAAAAGCTAAATGAACTAACATCTTTGAACGACTTATACAAGATAAAGGTATTAACTCCTTTTCTTAACTTGACTAAGGTCGAGGAAATTGCTCTAGGGAAGACTCTAGGTGTTCCATTTGAAGATACCTGGACGTGCTACAAAGGTTCTAAGGATGGAAAACCTTGCGGTATTTGTCATAGTTGCGCTGAACGATTAGAAGCATTTAAGAAGTTAGGGTTAAAAGACCCATTGAATAATTAAGACAAATAACTTATAATATCCTCATATCACGAGGATATTTTTTAAGGAGATGGTGGTTAAAATGAAAGAAGCTATTTTGAGTTGCAGTGGTGGATTAGACTCTACATCATTACTTTTAAATCTTTTAAAGAACAATTTTAATGCCCATATTGTAAACTTTAATTATGGTTCCAAACAGAATATTTTTGAATTGTGTTTATTATATAAAAACATAGAATATTTAAAGTCAAAAGGCTTTGATGTCGACTATAAGACTTTAGACATTTCTGATGCTATGAGTAATCTTAGTTCATCTTTAACAAGAAAAGATGTAGAAACCCCTGAAGGCGCGTATAACTCAGAAAATCAGAAAGTAATCTTTGTTCCAAACAGAAATGCTATCTTTGCTAGCATTATCTATGCACAAGCATTAAGTCTCTATAATGATACAGGAAATGATGTTAGTATCTGCATGGGGATTCATGCTAATGAAGTTTCAGTGTATCCTGACTGTACTCCTGAGTTCTTTGATACTTTGTTTAATGCCTTCCAGAAAGGAAACTATAATCCTGAGCATATCCATGCGTATAACCCTTATGTAAATGTTACTAAGCAAAAGGTCTTAGAAGATGCCATCGACAGTTGTGAAAAGTTAGGTTTAGACTTAAATGTTATAATGAAGAATACTTTAAGTTGCTATAGTCCTAAGAATGGAAAAGCATGTGGAAAGTGTCCTACCTGCGTAGAAAGACTTGAAATATTCAAGAACTTAGGATTAAAAGACCCTGCTGAATATGTGAAGTAAAAGTCTTGTTTATATATAGAAAAGAAGATTAAAATATTTTATATAAAACCAACGGATAAAATACGTGCCTAAAGGCACATATACAGCCTATTAAAATTTGGTGAGACTGTTGTTTACAACAAATTACACCAAACTCTTGAGAAGGACCTCTCGGAGTATAAAGCCTTCAAACATCTGAGACTTGTGCGTAGCACAAAAATCCAGATGTTTGAACTAGAGTCAAATTTTTGACTCTAAATGGAAGCATCTATCCTTTAGGATAGATGTAGGTCACAATAAGGATATCTTTTATATATCTTTTAGATATCCTTTTTATTTTAGGAGAAATACATTGAGACTTTTTGAAACAACATTTAGAGATGGTTACGACTATTTTGAAAGATATTTTAACACTGAGACTAGCAAGTCAGAGTCACACAAGATAGACTCTAAGTATGAGTATTTTGTTCCATACTCATTTGGAGAGTATAAGCTCATCACAGACCAAAATCTTAGACTAACAAGATTAGAAGGGACATCTAAGCAGGCAAAAGACCAAATGGGAGTCGTACAACCTGTTTATAAGCATATCAGAGATACATACTGGAAAAACGGGACTTATAATCTTAGCCCAAGAATCGCTTACTTAGATATAGAAACTAGAGCAAAAGGGGAGCCTGACCCTTTAAATGCCCCTGAACAAATTACTTTAATCCAGGTCTTAGACTCAAAGACTAATCAGGCGATTGTTTTAGGACTTAGGCCTTGGGGACCTGAAGAAGACTATAAGCTAGAATGTAATGTAAAGTATGTACACTGTCAGGATGAAATTTCGCTGTTAGAGACATTTGTAAAGGTCTTTAGGGCAATTAATCCTGTGGTTGTGTATGCTTGGAATGGAGATGGATTTGACTTTCCTTACCTCTATAACAGAATGAAGAATTTGGGGTTAAACCCAAATGATTTGTCTAACTATGGAAGCGTAAAGTTAGACATAGTTGAAGACCCTAAGACCCACAGAAACTGCTTTAAGTTAAATTCTCCAGGACATCACTTCCTGGACTTGATGGAAGTTTATAAACGATTCGTTCTGAGCCCAAGAGCTTCTTACGCATTGGATTCAATCGCTGAAGTTGAGTTAAATTCTCACAAAGTAGACCATTCTGAATTTCCTACTTTTGACTCTTTCTATACTGGAGAGGCTTATACCATTTCAGATAAACCTTATTCAGAAAGAATAAGAGAACGAATAAGACAAAGGTATATCAAGAAAAATTCCTTAACTGAGGGGACACAAGAGTATAATGAAAATATGTCTTTGTTATTAAAAGACATCAATTTTCAATTTGTATATTATGGCGTTATCGATATTGTTCTTTTAAAGAAAATAGATGAAAAGAGAAATCTAAGTAAGATTATTGTTAACATTTCTAAGACAATGGGTGTTAACTACAAAGATGTTTTAGGAACAGTTAAGCCTTGGTCTCAGTATATCAGCAATGTAGCTTTAAAAGAAGGTCTCGTAATGCCGAGAATTGAGCAAGTTGAAGCTACACAGTATGAAGGCGCATTTGTAAGACATCCTGTTAAAGGAAAGCATAAGTGGGTCTTAAACTTCGATGTTAACTCTATGTATCCTCAGTTCAGTATCGCTGGATTTGGAATGAGCCCTGAGAACTTAGTTCCAATGGCTAAACTTCCAATGGAATTAAGAGACTTAATCCAAAGATATTTTGCTAATAAGTCAGACCAGGAAATCTTAGACATTCCTGAAACTGTTTGGAATGAAGTTACTCCTATCTTAGTTAAGCACAATCTTTGTTTGACAGCAAATGGAACTTGTTACAAGAGAGACTCAGTTGGAATTATCCCAAGACTTGTAAACCAGATTTATGATGGAAGAAAGTTAGACAAAAAGGAGATGTTCAAGTATGAACAGAAAGAAGTTGAGATAGAAAAGGTCTTAGAAGAAGGAATTTTTGGAAATAAAGAATTAGAGGAAAATATTGATATTCTTAATATAAAAGACTTAAATTCTTATTCTAAGAAATCTTTGGAGTCCTTGTTAGAAAAGACCAACTTTATGGTAGACAGACTGAATACTGAACAGCTAACAAAGAAAATCCTGATCAACGCTCTTTATGGAGCAACAGGAAATGCTTTCTTCCCTCTTTATAATAAAGACTTTGCTTCAGGAATTACTGCAAACGGAAGAATCTTCATTCAGCAAACAGCTAACATGATTAGACAGAAGTTCCAGGAACTTATCCCTTGGACCGAGGAGTATATCGTGTACGGTGATACAGATTCTGCAGTTTCAACCACTTTATTGATAACCGATAAAGGTAAAACTCAAATAGGAGATTTCTACAACTCAACGAACGCCAAAGAAGTCGAATACAAACCAGGGAAGTTCTTTAAAGAAGTTAAGGGGATTAAAGCACTCTCAGTTAATAAAGACTCTAAACTTGAATATAAGCCAATTAAGTATGTAATGAAACATAAAGTTAAGAAGCGTTTATTCAAGATTAAATGCAACGGTAAAGAAGTTGTAATCACTAATGACCATTCCATAATGGTTAAAAGAGATGGAAAGTTAATTGAGGTCAAGCCGTTTGAAATCAAAAAGACTGATAAACTTATTATAGTGAAAGATTATGATACGAAGCGATAAAGGTAAAACTAGATTTAGAGTACAAGGTGTCTTTGGAACAAAGATAAAGGGGTTTGAGGAAGAATACTTCTTTCTAAAGAATCTCTATAACGAAAAAGGATGGTCTAGAAGTGCTATCCAAAGCGTGATGATGAGATTCGTCGAAGGTTGGCAATATGATGGATTAGACAAAGTCCATCATACTCCTGAAAGTCTAGACCTCGAGAGAAAAGTCATTCTTCTGAGAGAACTGGGTCATAACAGACAATCTAAGATATACTTCACTACTCAGTACGGAGAACGTCTTGGCGAGATTAAATTCAAAGAAGTCCAAACCTTTCAAGCACTTTCAAACTCTAAAGAATATAAAGGAATGACTGATGAAGAGTTTAAACGATATAATAATTCAAGAGCTATTACTTTAAAGAATATGATTAAAAAGTATGGAAAGGAAGAAGGAACAAAGGTCTTTAATGAATATAGAGAAAAGCAAAGATACAAGAAGAGCAAACAGCGATATATTGATGAATTTGGAGAAGAACAAGGATTAAAGATTTTTAATGAGATAAACAAAAAGAAAATCCAAAGTCTCGAAAATTTCCAAAGAAAATACGGAAAGGAAGAAGGTCTGAGAAGATACTGCGATTTCTTAGCTTCACGAAGATGTTCATTTTCAAAAATGGCATCAAGTTTATTTAGAAAAACTGAGTCTTCTTTAAATAGAAATGATATAACATATATTTATCAGCCTAAGACTGAAGAATTTTCTATATATCAAAAGAATAGGTCCTTTTTCTATGACTTCTGTATTCCTGAATTAAAATTCATTGTAGAATTTAATGGAGATGTATTCCACGGAAATCCTCAGTTATTCAACGAGTCTGATTGTCCTAATCCATTTGACAAAACCATCACAGCAAAACAGATGTGGTCGAATGACAAAGAAAAGATAGATTTAGCCAAGTCAAAAGGATTTGAAGTGATGGTTATTTGGGAAAGAGATTATAGAAATGACCCTGAGGCTATTATGAACAGCATAATCAAAACTATAAGTGAAAAATTGAAAAATTCTTAGTTTTATACTATAATAGATATTATTTTAACAAAGGAATTTTAAATGGAAGCATTTGAACTAATAGAAACGTCAGATTTTGAGATAGAAGACTTAGGAATCCAGGAAGAGGATGTGTATGACATAGAAGTCGAAGATAATCATAATTTCTTTGGAAACGACATCTTACTCCATAACTCGGTGTACTACACCGTTGAGCCATTTGTTAACAAGTACTTAGAAACACATCCAAATGCAGATAAACAGGAACTGACAGATTTTTGTCTTAAATTTGCCAACAAAGTTGTTCAAAAGGTAATCGATGACTCAATAGACTTAATAGCTAAGAGATTTAACTGTCAGGACAAGTCAAGAATGGCCGCGAAGGTCGAAGTTGTTTGCGATGTGATGATTAACTGTGCTAAGAAGAAGTATTATGCTCGAGTCTTAGATGCAGAAGGAGTAAGATATGACCCTCTAAATCCTCATATCAAGATAATGGGATTAGAATTAGCTAAGTCAACAACCCCTCAGTGGGTTAAGGATACTATCAGTCAAGCAGTTCCTATCTTATTTGATAAAAATGAGTCTGACCTTAAGAACTGGATAAAAACGATTAAAAATTCTTATCTTCAAGCGTCTTTGTGGGATATATCACAAGTCTGTAAGACAAATAACTTAAAGTATAACTTAGGAGACAAAGGTGTTCCATTTGGAGCTAAAATGGCTTTGGTCTATAATAAGTTTATAAAAGACAATAATCTTCAAAGTTCGTTTAGACTCATCCAGGAAAGAGAAAAGTTCAGAGGATTAAGGCTTGTAAAGAATAATCCATTTGGAGTTGATATAATTGGTTATTGTGACCTTAGATTTGCTGAGAAGTATCTAAAACCTTATATCGATTATGATGCGATGTTTGATAACACGTTCTTATCAGCGCTCAAACTAATGACAGACTGTATGGATTATGATGTCTATGAAAAGGTCATTTCCATAGACGAAGACTGGTAATTTAAATGTTTAAAGGGTCATCAATGACCCTTTTAAATTTCTATGTCTTTATATAATAAACAAGATTTAAATGTTCTTAGAAACTAAAAAGTTTCGCCTCTTTAGAAACTAAAAAGTTTCTACTTCCATATTATTCAGGTATCTTGGCATAATGAAGTTTGCCTGAGTATCCCAAAATTCTAAAATTCCATCTAGCTGAGAAGCATATCCACTAAGACCTGAGTCCTCAACTATTTCTCTTAGAATTTCTAGGTCGTCTGCTACTAACTCACAAAGGTCCTTCATAATCTCAAAGAGAACCAGTGGATTATTTTCTTGAAGTCTTTCCTCAAAGTCTTCTATGTAAGAACCATCTGAGTCATTTAGACTAAATGGAACTGCTAAAGAACTTCCATATCCAAACAATCCCGCATAGATTTCCAAAGCTACATCTATGTTGTCCTGTAACTTAGTATAGAAAGTCTCACTCAAACTGTGTGATGTAGAAAACGACTCTCCAAAACAGTTTACATGTAAGAAAATAAAGTCGTTTCTTATAATATTAAGGTCTAAACAAATTTCTTCAAAAAGTTCTTCATCTGTTAAGGAACCCATATATACCTCTTGTTGTCTTTATATGTTCTAAAGAACAAATATTTTAATAAATACTTTATAGAGGTATTTATATGTCACAAGAAAATAATCAAAAACTTCAGGAAGTCTTTACTCCTGAACTAATAGAGTATTACAAAACTAACAAAAATCTTATCACTTCAGACTTGTTAGCTAAACTGAGAGAGTTTGGAAATGATGGAAAACAGTTAGCCTTAGATATCTTAGAAACAGAAAAATCAGAGGACAACTACTACTTAGATGCTTTTGGGAAGAAGATATCCTTTGAAGGAGACAGAAATCTCAAACCAGCATTCACTCAGATGAAGCTAAGTCCTATCCATATAGAAGAAATAGAAAAGTGTTCTAAGGACTTAAACTATTTCATGGACAACTATATCAAGATAAGAACTAAGAAAGGCTACAATTTTCCTGAGTTGAGAGGCTATCAAAAACGTTTTATCGACATTTTAAACTCAGACAGTGAGACTGTTGTTGGTTTACTTGGGCGCCAGTGTTGTGATGGAAAGACTAAGATTAAAATCAAAGACGAAAATTCTGAAAGAGAGATAACACTAGAAGAACTGTTTAACGAGGCTGAAAATGATAATGATTGAGAAATTTTACACAGAAAACGATGAAATTAACAAGCGATTGGATAAAATAAGATACATAGATGAAACATTGACAAAGATTTCAAAGACGACGATTAAGAATATTCTCGGAAAGATTTGTCCTAGACTCTCAGAACCCTTTGATTTTGAAAAACATATCTTAAATCTAGAAAAATATTTTAATGAGCATCCTGAAGCATCTATATATTCAAATAATAAAGATATGTTGAAATTAAAATTTGGCGAAAAAATAGGAGAGGAACTTTATAACGAGATTCAGTCTAAAAATCCTTTTAGGGACCACAAAGGAGCATTGTCACCTTTTAAAAAAGGTTCTAAAAATTATTCTAAAGAGGCTATTAAAAAAGCTAGCAAGAACAGGAAATATACTAATAGGATAGATTATTATCTCGATAAAGGAATGTCGTTGAGGGATGCTCAAAAAGCATTATCTGAGAGGCAACGGACATTTTCTCTTGAAAAGTGTATTAAAAAGTATGGTGAAACAGAAGGGTTTAAACGTTGGAGAGAAAGGCAGGTTAAATGGTTAAAGACTCTGAACAATAAGACAGAAGAAGAGAAACGAGAGATTAATATGAAAAAACACAGTGGAACTGGAAACATCAATAGTAATGTTCCATGTAGACTATACTACATCAAATTTTTCTCCGATGACCTTGTATTTTGGAAGGTTGGAATCACAACAAAGACCTTAGAACAGAGGTTTGGTCTTAAACTCCTGAAGTATCATCATAACTTAAATTACGAGGTAATCTTTGAGAAGGAATATAGCAACTTTTCTTATGCTTTTATAAGAGAGCAAATGATTCTTCACAGATTTGATAATGAAAGAATTATGATCGATTTTAATGGGTTTAAAACGACAGAAGCATTTACATGTGATGTCCTTGGAGGAGATAATGAAATTCATAAAATCTTATAAAGTCAAAGGGAAGAAAGTCTTAACTCCTCTGGGTTTCAGAGAGATAGAATACGTCCACAAAACTATCCCGTATGAAAAATATGTCATTAAAACTGAGAATGGGTTTGTTCTCGAGTGCTCCGAAAAGCATGTCATAATAGACAAAGATGACAACGAAGTATATGTAAAAGACTGTTTAGGAAAAGAGATTCAAACTGTTGATGGAATATCAAAAGTCATAGAATGTACAGATTTAGGATTTAAACAGTCTATGTACGATATTTCTATAAAGCAACTAGAAGATTCTGAAAATACAGAACTGTATTACTCCAATGGAATTTTAAGTCATAACTCAGGGAAGTCTGTGACTGTCGGTATCTTTATGTGTTGGCATTTTAACTTTAACAGTGCCTTGAACATTGGGATTTGTGCTAACAAAAAGTCTTTAGCTATGGAGTTTCTTAATAACATCAAAGAAATGTTTTATTCAATGCCAATGTGGATGAAACAAGGAATCTTAGGATGGTCTAAGACCACAATCGAATCAGAACTTAAAATGCGTGTTCTGACAGATGCTCCTGGAGACAATGCTTTCCGAGGCTTCTCATGTTTGTCAGGAGACAGTGAAATCGAAGTTTATGATACTGTTGAAAAGGTATATAAGATAAAGAAATTAGAGGATTTATACAATGAACTTTGAAAAAGAATATTTTAGAAATTTGATAAAGAATATCTTAATTGAAAATGGCTTAGTTAAAGTTTCCGATAAAACAGGTTATTATAACAATAACATTTCTAGAGAAAGTTATTGGGAAAATAACTTCCCCGAGTATAAGGAACAGTTCTTTGAAACTTACAGAGAATGGAGAGACATGTTTGATAGTGACCCACAGGTTTCATTCTTTATAAAATGCTATTTCTTCGACAAAAACCCAAGAAGTCTAGGTCTTTATAGAAGATTTAAAGACATTAAGGACTACTTTGAAAATGCGACTCATTCTGAACTTATATCAAAACATTATCATAGCTATTTCAAGGATGAGTTTAAAGATATTGTTGATTTTGAAACAGATAATATATACGAAGTTAAGATGTGTTTTGATAATGGTATAAGGGAGCGTCCAAAATGTAGAGAATGTGGAAGAGATGCTCCCTTTACAGGAGCATTAAATGGATACTTCAGGGATTTTTGCTGTTTTAAGTGTCAAATGGATTATAATAATAAAGAAAAGACTCCAAAATTATCCAACCTTTCTGATGATGAAATCAGAGAAATTGTAAGTAAAATTCCTCCTGATAGAAGAAATCTTACTAATCCAAAATATGCGGATGTCTATCTTAATATATACAACTATTCAAAGGACGCTGTAGATTTAAAACAGAATGAAAGACAGTTCCTATTTATGAACAAACTGGACATTAACTATATAGTTTGCCCATACTGCAAATGTCACAAAAAGATTTTTAAATCTTCTGTGGAAGGATATAGAGAAACTTGTGGTCGAAAAAGTTGTATAAAATTAAGAATTCATCCAAATTGTGGACCATCAGATGAAGAGATCAATTTAGATGACAGAATTTCCGAAAACAGAAACACTATCCTTTCAAGTTCGTTTTTATATGTGATATATTCAAAGAAAAATGATTTCTATAAAATAGGAATTTCAATTAATCCAACATCAAGAGTTTCATCATTTCTTCAGTTTTTTGATGATTTTGAACTGAAATTCTGTGTATTCCTAAAAAATGCTAATGATGTGGAGTATGAATTTAAGAAGCATTTTAAAGAAAAGAGAGTTTTATTTGAGTCTTCGTTCGATGGCCATACTGAATATTTTAAACTTAACAATGATGACCTAGAATACATCAAGAGGGTTCTTTATGAAAATCAATAACAGGTATCTTATCAAAACCCAAAATGGATTTCAAAAGTTCCTGGGAATACAGAAGTCAGATGAACATAATGGACTGAGGATTGTTTTTGATGATTGCTCTGAGATAAAATGTACTTTGACACATAGAGTTCAGGCAACAAATGGATTCGTTTTTGCGAAGGATATTAAAGTTCAAGATGTAATTTCTGGAAAAATAGTCAAGTCCATAGAACCATTTTACGGTGATTTTTTTGACCCTGTAGAGGTCGAAAATGGAAACACTTACACATGCAACGAAATCGAGCACCATAATTGCTCTATTATCTGTATAGACGAAACAGCTTGGATGGCTTCTGAGAAATTCCAGGCACTCTTAGACTCTGTTCTGCCTGCTCAAGGTGCTATGTCATGGAAGAAAAATGTGTTTATTTCAACTCCTAATGGAATGAACCACTTTTATGACCTAGTCGAAGGTTCAAGAAAAAGAAAAATAATCTATGGTCTTAATAAAGAGCAAATAGAAAAATTAAAAGAAACAGAGACTATCTTAAAGGAGACAGAAACATCTCCAGGAATATTTGATGTTACAATAGACAAACCATCAAACAACATGGCATTATTTGAGATGGACTGGAGAGAAGTCCCAAGATTTGACTCAAAGGGAAACAGACTAGACCCTGAAGCATTTAAAGAAGATATTATCTCTAAGTATGGAGCCACATATTTTTCACAAAACTTTTCCTGCTCATTTTTGGGTTCCTCCCACACTTTAGTCAGCAAGGAGTCTCTTCAGAGATTTAAATCGCAAGAACCTGAGATGATTTTGGCACAAAGACTGAAGGTGTATAAAGAACCTGAGCCAAAACACAAGTACATTATAGGAGTTGACCCTGCTAAGTTTGGTGGAGACTCTTATGCTATCCAGGTCTTAGATGTTACATCTTTTCCATTTGTTCAGGTAGCCAGTGCTAAACTGAAAGATGAAAACTTCCAGATAATGCCTGGATTTATCGTAGAATGGGGCAAGTGGTATAATGAAGGGCTCTTAATAATAGAAAACAATGAAGGAGCAGGAACTTATGCAAATGTAGTTATCCACAATGACTATGAGTATGAAAACCTGTACTTTGAGAGAACCTTTGGGACCTTTAAACACGACACAAAGACTAAGATAGAACCAGGATTTAGAACGACCCCAAAGTCCAGGAATATTATTATAGATACTCTAAAGCAACTTATAGATAATGAACTTCTAATTATAAATGATTTAGATACAATAAAAGAATTTAATACTTTTGTATTAAAGAAAGACAAATATCAAGCTGATGATGGATGTCACGATGACATGATAATGTCTTTGTGTATCGCTTTGGCTCCTTTTGGAGATGTTAAGAACTTCGACAATATCACTGACTTAGTTAAGAAGATGTATAGCAAAGATACGACCACAGACTTTACTGATTATCTTTGTCTAGGTAATTTTGATGACTACAGTGATTTCTCAGTTGATGATTCGAGTTCATTCGGTTCTGACTTTGATGATGTGCTATTTGAGATTTCTAAGAAAGGAAGCTATTGATGATTATTTCAAAGTATATTATAATAATCATGTCATATAAATGAGGTTAAAAATGGATATAGATTTACTTGTAAATGCTTTAAACACTATGGATTTTTCAGATTTTCCTGAGATAACAGGGTTTAGGAAGACAACAAAATCCCTTCAGGAAGTTCCTAACAGTGTGACTGTTCTTTGTACAGAAACATCAAGGAATTTCAGAGCCAACCTGTTAGTAGACTTTATAAGTGCATTTTCTAAACTTCAGATTGTTTCACAGTCTAAGACTATGCATAACTTTTATGTCAGAGCAAGGTACGTTGGAAATGGAGAAATTTTAAAATTCTTCATTAAACCTGACCCATCAATAACGACTACAAGAACAGGGCTTTCAGGAACTTTGTTTGTAAAAACAAATAATACTGTTGTTTATAATAATGAAACATATTATGAATTTAATTCATCAAAAGACTTAAAGGACACTGTCTTAAAGAATATCAAAGACCTAAATCTTTCAGAAACAGAAGAAGATTTTATCTTTGATGTTTTTGAGAGTGACCTGGATTCATTTAGGTTTGAACATTCAAGACCTATAGAGGCACTCCTGGTCCCATTTGGAGAAGTTATCACAGCTTTGTCTTTCTTAGAGGGGATTTCTAGCCTTCCTGGACTTCCAAATGCTTTGGCTTCAGAAAGATGTTCAGTTCTGTTCCCTGCTTCTTCAAACAACCCTCAGAGCGATTTCCTAGTCAGATACGGGGATATAGTTTATCCAATATCTTCAAAGACAGGAAAAGGTCACCCAATGGCTATTCTTCCAATGCTTAGAAAGATGGATTATTCAGACATTCCAGATGGAAAAAAGTTTAAACCTTTGAGAGACCTGAAGGACTTACTGGATTCTGGATTACCAAGCTTTGGCGTATTTTTCTTTTATGCTTTAGATAAGGATATAATTAAGGCATTAAAGAAATTAAAGATGACTCCAGAAGACTTCTTCAAAGTTTCTAAAGAACTGAGTGAAACAGTTAGAAAGGACTTTGATATAGATGAAGCCCTTCTCGAAGTGAAGGATGTGTTTGAAGACAAATTCCCAAAGACCAAAGCCCTCTCAAACTTTCCTGTTTGTATCCCTTACTTAGGAGTTAAAAAGTTCTGTTCAGATGTAAATGATGAAATTAAATTTTTCATATTGTCTTTAATGGATACCTCTTTATTTCAGGCTAGATTAAATCTGAACCAGATCCGAAAAGGAAGACTGGAAGTGGATATTGTTCAGGTCTCAGCTCCAAGTAAAATCACATTTGGGTGTCCTTCTGGGTCCAATGATTTTAAATTGTCTCATGGTGCTTTAGGTGTGAGTGTATAACAGGGAAAAATATGTCTGATTTTAAGATTTACAGAGGGGTAGTTGTAGACAACAAAGACCCTGAGAAGTATGGAAGAGTAAGAGTCAAACTGTTTGGTCTAAATGAAAATGAAGCAATAGACAATCTTCCTTGGGCAGAAGTTGTCCAACCAAATGGATTTGGTCTTATAGGTGGAGTTGGACTCAGTGCTGTTCTAAAGCAAGGCACTTGGGTATTTGTAGTCTTTGAGGAAGATAACGAACAGAAACAGATTGTTATTGGAGTAGCCACAGGGATAACTGAACTTAGAAAAGATGGATACGCAGACCCTGACCAGAAGTTTCCACTACAGTCTGTTTTAGGAATGTCTGATTTTGGACAAACAAACATAAATGACTTCTCCTTAGATAACAAAGGACTAACAGACACCACTATGACATCTCATGGCGTGATGTTCAATTATCAGTCCAGTGTAAGTGAAGACTCTTACGTAGATTCCTGGATTCTGAGAAGTGAGAAAGGAATAATGGTCGAGATAGATGATCACCAAAGTCTCTTAAAGATAACCCATCCTGAAGGAACATATATCGAAATCAAAGAAGATGGAAGCGTAAAACTAAGTGCTTCTAATAATATAACTCTTAATACAAAGAAAGACTTAGAGTTTAATGTGTTAGGTGATTTTAAGGTCAATGTAGATGGTGACTTAAAGTGGGATATCCTAGGCAATTTTAACATCTTTTGTGATAACAGTCTTAACTGGAATGTGTCTCAGAATGTAAACTTAAAAGCAAAGGATATTAATCTTAACTCTCAGAACTACACTGTTAACTCTGTTAGTGTAAAGTTCTCTTCGTCAGATTCATTTAAGACTAACACTGGAAGATTAAGCATTCATTCTCAGAATGGTGTGATAAAAGGTTCAAATATCATTACACAGGAAAAACTTAATCTTAATACACATCGCCATAAAAAAGTCTCAAAACCAGTAAAACCATCTTAAAAATATTTAAAATGATGTTTCTTATATAATAAACATAGTTAAGAACTTAAAAGGAAACTTAAATGACTCAAACACCAAGTCCTGTTTTTAATGAATTCTTAGAGCATGCTTTAGTATCAAAATATGATGAGTATGGTCACAAAGTCTATGAACTGAAATATCCATGGACCTCAAAATTCTACTATAACTCTAAGACTCAAGGAAAGCCTTTCATCGACATAGATGAAGAAATCTATCCTGAAGATATCTCTAACTTCATCCAAGACCTTAGAACTTCTGGAATAACTGAATTTACTCTAAGTTATGAGTATGGACCTAATCAGAGTTTAGCTAAGGTCTTTGAAGAAAATGGATTTATTTTAAGAGGAACATACTACTACAGTCT